TGAAAGAAAAGTGGTTATACTACAACGGTAAGATGGATCAACAAGAGATCATGGAGAAAGGTTGGGAACCCGACCCGTTCAACGGTCTCAAGATCCTCAAGGGTGAGATGGACTACTACTACGAATCTGACCCAGAGATTCAAAAATCTGAAGACAAAATAGTCGCACTTAAGACTCAGATAAATACCCTTGAAGACATATTAAATGTGCTCCGTTGGAGACATTCAACCATAAAGAACATGATTGATTACAGAAAGTTTGAGTCCGGTGGATAATAAGATACGCATACGCATGAAGGATCACTCCCACTTTATGGTGGAAGCACATCCTGCCCAAGAGAATGAACTGAGAGAATATTTCTCGTTTTTCGTTCCTGGGTATAAGTTCATGCCTGCATACAAAAGAAAAGTATGGGACGGTAGGGTAAAACTTTACAATACCGTAAGTAAGCAGATGAACGTGGGTCTCTACACGCACCTACGTCGTTTCTGCGCAGACAGATTTTACCCTTTAGAAATACTCGAACATGAGAATTATGGCATTCCTTCGTTCAAAGACGACATTGACCATCCTGCTTTGGTCGAGTTTCTATCTCTGCTTGATGCTCCTTATAAACCACGAGACTATCAGTACAAAGCAATTGCTCATGGGGTGGAGAACCTCAGATGTATACTCCTTAGTCCCACTGGTAGCGGCAAGTCATTTATTATCTATAATCTACTCAGGTACTGCTACGAAGTAACCAGCGGGAAGATACTTGTTATTGTACCGACCACTTCTCTGGTCGAACAGATGTACAAAGACTTTGAAGACTACGGGTATGATGTGGATAAGTTTTGTCATCGCATCTACTCAGGCAAAGAAAAGGTCACGGACAAGCGTGTCATTATCTCGACTTGGCAGTCTATTTACAAATTCGGCAAAGAGTGGTTTGAACAGTTCGATACTGTGTTTGGTGACGAAGTGCATCTGTTCAAGGCAAAGTCACTCACTACTATGATGGACAAGTGTATCAACGCCAAATACCGATTTGGTCTGACTGGCACGCTTGATGGCACAGAAACTAACAAACTGGTCTTGGAGGGTTTGTTTGGTCCAACATTTACTGTCACACGCACAGTAGAACTTCAAGAGTCTAAGCAACTAGCTGATTTGGATATCTCTGTATTATTACTTAGATACCATAGTGATATTTGCAACATGATGAAAGACAGAAAGTATCAAGACGAACTTGACTTTATTGTCACCTATGAACCTCGTAATAAATTTATCAGCAAACTTGCTTTAGATCAAAAGGGCAATACTCTAGTTATGTTTCAGTTTGTAGAGAAACATGGTAAGGTGTTGCATGAGATGATTAAGGGTATGGCAGAAGAAAATAGAAAAGTTTTCTATGTGTCTGGTGAAGTAGATGCCCACGATCGAGAACAAATACGAGGTATAGTAGAAAAAGAAAATGACGCAATTATTGTTGCCTCTCTTGGCACTTTTAGCACTGGTATCAACATCCGCAATTTGCATAATATTGTATTTGCGACTCCATCCAAATCTCAAGTCAAAGTTCTCCAATCGATTGGTCGTGGTCTTCGTCAGTCTGATGATGGTCGGACTACTCGACTCTTTGACATTGCTGATGATCTTCACGTTAAGTCTCACAAGAACTTTACACTAAAACATAGCGGTGAAAGAATTAAGATATATACTAAAGAAGGGTTTAAATATAAAGTTTATCCCATAAATCTAAAGCCGGTAAGGGTAGAGAATGACGAATCCGAATTCTTCGATTAAACATCTAAAACTAATAACAGGTGAAGAATTGATCTGTAATCTTTTAGAAGAGTCTGCAGATCATTTAGTTGTAAATAATGCACTGAGTTTGATGGAAAAGACATTAGACGATGGCACTAAGTTTTATGCTTTTAAAACATATATGGTGTATCAAGATACTCCACAAAATGTGATCATGGTCTTTACTGATAAAATTGTTTCTCTCGCTTTACCGACTCAAGATATGATTAATCAGTATGGTAATGCAATCACAGAAATGAAAATGTTTACTAGTAAATCTGAGTTAGAGGAAAGTATGCAAGAAGAGCTTTCTTTAGAAGATTACCTTAATGAAATGGAACAAGATGAGTTTGATTCTGATACTTCTGGTATGTCCGTACACTAGGTATACTATTCTCCCCTTTAGACAAAAGTGATTATATACCATAAAACACGATCCGTCAACCCCGTTGACGAAATATGTAAATTATAGTATAATGTGACCTTAATTAATCGAGTTGTATATTATGAAACCTAAAGAAAAACCACACTACGTCAATAACAGAGAGTTCTCCGAAGCAGTAGTAGAATACTGTACAGAAGCTCAAAAATCTAAGTCGGAAGGTGTAAAAGTTCCTGTTGTACCTGATTACATCGCTTCCTGTTTTCTTAAGATTGCGGAGGGACTCTCCCACAAGGCAAACTTTGTTCGTTACACCTATCGTGAAGAGATGGTCATGGATGCAGTCGAGAACTGTCTCAAAGCGATTGAGAATTATAATATAGAAGCTGCGACTCGGTCAGGTAAACCAAACGCGTTTGCATACTTCACGCAGATTTCGTGGTACGCATTCTTGCGCCGCATTCAGAAAGAAAAGAAACAACAAGACATCAAGATGAAGTTTATCTCTGAAGCGGATGTGAGTGAATTCTTAGATGATGACGACGCAGGTTCTTTCCATAATCAAACATCACCATTCGTTGATACTCTCCGTATGCGCATCGACGCAGTAAAGTCTGCAGATGACGAATTCAAAGAGTATGCGAAAGAAGAGAAAACAAGAAAACGTAGAGCGGTACACGTTGACTCTGACCTATCAGATTACTTAGAATAGCTTGACCAAACAATATAATAGTAGTATAATTACCGTTGTATAAATTGAGTTGAGCACGTATGAAAATCGCAATTCTAAATGATACCCACTGCGGGTGTCGTAATTCGTCTGACATCTTTATGCAGTATCAAGAACGCTTCTATGGTGAGGTGTTCTTTCCCTACTTGTTAGAAAACAACATCACACAGATATTGCACCTTGGCGATTACTATGATAATCGTAAGACGATCAATCTCAAAGCGTTGAACCACAACCGTCAGATATTCTTGGACAAACTCCGTGAGTATAATATTCACATGGATATCATTCCAGGCAACCACGACGTTTATTTCAAGAATACTATTGAACTGAACTCTCTGAAAGAGTTGATGGGTCATTATATCAACGAAGTGGATATTCTCATGGACCCTATTGTGCGTGAGTATGGTTCTGTAAAGTTCGGTCTAGTTCCTTGGATCTGCCCAGAGAATGAAGAAGAAGTTAATACCTTCCTTGATAATTGCGGCGCAGACGTTATTGGCGGGCACTTTGAACTTGCGGGGTTTGAGATGGACAAGGGTATCGTTTGTAAAGATGGTATGGATACCACACCCCTTCAGAGGTTCGAGACAGTCCTTTCCGGACACTTCCACACTAAGTCGTCACAAGGAAATATTCACTATCTCGGCGCACAGATGGAGTTTTTCTGGAACGACGCACACGACCCCAAGTACTTCCACATCTATGATACAGAAACGCGTGAGTTGACGCCAGTTCAAAATTGCGTTACAATATTCCATAAGATTTATTACGATGAAAATGAGATAAACCATTTCGAAGATCTGACTTATCTTGATAACAAGTTCATCAAATTGATTGTGGTAAACCGTTCTGACATTAAAAAGTTTGAGCGGTACGTTGAGCGTATTCAACGACAGAAGATCTACGAACTGAAGATCGCAGAAGACTTCAAAGAGTTTCGTGGCGAGAATGTCGATGATGCGCAGGTAAGTGTTGAAGATACGCAGACTTTGATTTACAACTATATCCAAGAAGTGGAGACCGACTTAGACAAAGATCGTATCAAAGGTCTAGTGTCTGAACTTATGGTCGAAGCACAGAGTGTAGAGATTGCATGATTAGATTTGAAAAACTCCGTTGGAAGAACTTTCTTTCTACGGGTAACTATTTTAATGAAATTAATTTCTTAGAGACGCCCACTAACTTGGTTGTTGGTGAAAACGGTGCTGGTAAATCTACCATGCTTGATGCGCTGTCGTTTTCTATTTTTGGTAAACCGCATAGAAATATTAATAAACCACAACTAGTCAACACCATCAATAACAAAGATTGTCTCTGCGAGGTGTACTTTACTGTCAATGGTGTCCGTTATAAAATCGTGCGTGGTCTGAAACCCGCGAAGTTTGAGATCTGGAAAGATGGCAGTATGATCAACCAGAGTTCACACGCACGAGAGTATCAAGAAATTCTTGAGAAGAACGTCCTACAGATGTCTCACAAGAGTTTTCACCAAATTGTTGTTCTCGGCTCGTCCTCTTTTATCCCGTTCATGCAACTCAACTCAACCTCTCGGCGTGACGTGATAGAAGACCTTCTTGATATTAACATATTTTCTAAAATGAATGTGATACTCAAGGAGAAAATCTCTCTCCTCAAAGGCGAGCTAGAGAACAACAACCATTCTATCGAGATGGTCAAGACTCGCATATCTTCTCAAAAGAAGTATATCCGTGATCTGAGTGCCATCAACACTGCGCACCGTAAAGAGAAGGAAGCGGAGATCGAGTCTCTAAATTCTGACATCGCAACCTTCAATGAAGTGAACGCAGAACTCTCTGAAGAAGTCAATAACTCGTTGCCTGCAGTACAAACTGAGTTGGGTAAGATCCGCGCAAACAAACAGAAGTTAGAAAAATACCGCACACAGTTTGACACTCAAGTAAAGTCTGTCGTCAAAGAGGCAAAGTTCTTTGATGATAACGAAGTGTGTCCTACATGCGACCAAGATATCGGTGATGAATTACGCGATAGTAAAAAGTCTGCTGCGAATGAACGTGCGCGTGAACTCCAGAAACTTATGGTGAAGGCAGACGAGCAGTTACAAGAGTATAACGAAATACTTGAAAAGCTAGAGTCTGAAATGTCTGACCTCATGCACAAGCAGAACCTCATGAACAACAACATGCAGATGGTCTCTAGGTTGACTCAGAACATTCAGAAAATTCAATCAGACCTACTAGAGATGTCCGAGAACACTGGTGACATGGCGCAAGCGAATGAAGAACTAAACGCCTTGGACGAAGAACTGCATGGACTAAACGATAGAAAATATTCTTTTAATGAGTTGTCTTCATACAACCGTGTCGCGTCTGAGTTACTGAAAGACTCTGGCATAAAAACGAAGATAATCAAACAATATATACCCGTGATCAATGAGTTGACAAACAAGTACCTGCAGACGCTAGACTTCTTTGTCCATTTTGAGCTAGATGAAAGTTTCAAAGAAACGATTCGATCACGGTATCGCGACACGTTCTCGTATGACTCATTCTCTGAGGGTGAGAAACAACGTATCGACCTATCGCTATTATTTACTTGGCGACATATTGCCAAGATGAAGAATTCGGTATCGACCAACCTGTTGATACTAGATGAGACGTTCGACTCTTCGTTGGACGGTGAGGGTGTTGATAACCTTATGAAGATTATCGACACATTGAAAGAGGACACTAATGTATTCGTGATCTCACACAAGACTGAACTTGAAGACGCACACTTCGAACGTAAGTTGGCGTTTGTCAAAGATAAAAATTTCAGTCGTATGCGAGAAATCACTTGACAGAAGTGATCAAATATTATATAATGTGCAACATACTAACTGAGGAATCAATCAATGGAATTATCTAGTCGCACGGTCGAGATCTTGCGTAACTTCTCGACTATCAACCCAAACATTGTAGTCAATGGCGGTAACGTCCTGAAGACTATGTCAATCGCAAAGAATATCGTATCTCGTGCAGAAGTTGATGAGAACTTCCCTAGCACATTCGGTATCTATGATCTGTCAGAGTTTTTGTCGGTCTTGTCTCTCGTAGACAACCCTTCAATTGACTTTGATGAGAGTTATTGTACTGTCTCAGATGGCAGTGGTCTGTCATCGGTCAAGTATTTCTATTCTGACCCCGAGATGTTAGCTGCACCTAAGAAAGACATCATCATGCCTGAGTGTGAAGTAAAGTTTGTATTGACTAACGAGACACTGGCAAAGATCAAGAAAGCATCTGCCGCTCTCGGTTATGACACTATCTCTATTCGACCTTCTGGTAACGGCAGTGTGGAGATTCGAGTGATTGATGTTGATAACTCTACATCTAACTCATTCTCAGTTTTGGTCGAGGGTAACTTCCCTGCGGATACAGACTTCAACTTTATCATGGGTGTTGCTAACATGAAACTTCTTGGTGAAGATTATGATGTCTCGGTCTCAACAAAGTTGATCTCTCATTTCCGATCACTTACTTCAGACACGCAATACTTTATTGCACTAGAAAAATCTTCAACATACGGAGCATAAAATGTCAGACGAAATTATGTCACAAGAACAGGCATCATTAAACGATCTCGCAAATCGTGTAGCGCGATCTTGTGTCGCAGTAGTTGATACTGTCGTCACACGTGGCGGTTTCAAGGGTGAGGAACTCACCACTATTGGTCAACTGCGCGATCAAGCAATCCAAGTCGTAGCGCTTTA